ATCCGTTAAAACCGCTAATCGCATTTTGGTTGTAGTCAGCCCACCCGCTAACCGAGTCAATCAACCCATCAACACCGCTAATCTCTGCGAGATCTGGATAAATTCTCTCATCTAAATTATATAAAGTCCATCCGCTTACATTGTAAAGCTGACCACTGAGAGAAAGCAACTGTCCGTCTTTACCGCTTATTTGTATTATTTGATTTGTTAAATCTGTAAAGTTACCGCTAGCCCAACCGGAAACAGGTTGTGCGGATATAATCATGTTTCTTATATTGTGATTATAAGATGTTTCAATTCCACTAACGCCACTTATGTAAATTGTATCATCTTTGTCAATTGTTCCAGATGTTCCATGTTGGTCAGATAGATCAAACCGCCAAGCTAAAGGAACATCAATGTTTCCAGCAACCGTTATGTTTCTGAAGGCGGCATCCCACTCGTACCCAGCCTTTCCAATGCTAAATATTTGTCCACTAGCGGGGAGTATATCGCCAGAAACTGCTAGACCAACGTTTTCGTCAACTAAAACATCCGTTCCAATACCAAGTTGTCTTGTATGGAGATCGCCGTAAAGGAGTGGTGGTATGCCACTATGATCTATAGTATCGCAATCACCAGAAGCGTTTGGGTATGCCCCAAGATAAAATTTATTGTCTTCTCTTTCTCTTACATAATATGCTGCGCCGTGACCAATGGCTATGTTGAAATTACCCCTCGGCCTTGAGACAGAAGAATAACTACCGATAGAAACATTTCCAGAACCCACAGTGTTTGATGATAGGGCATTAAATCCTACCGCAACATTATCTGAACCTAAAGAGTTACAGGATAACGTAAAAGATCCTACTGATGTATTTCTTGATCCATTGTAATTTAAACCTAAAGAATTATAACCGAAAGCAGAATTGTCTACAGAAGTTCTTCCGGTTAAGTTTAATTGAGATAAGACATTTTTTCCAGACTTTGTTGTTCTTGTGTCAGGAGTGGCAAAATTATTAGATACTAAATCTGCCCCTTCCATTAATCGACCAACAGAATCGGCTAAATCTATAAGCGCAATTCTTATATCTTCAGGAGATATAAGTCTAGATGTATTGTCTGGAAGAATTGTATTTATATACTCGATATACTCAGATTTTGATCTTATAGTCATATTAATCTTTATTTAAAGGAGATTTGTAGAGCTTCGATTTCAAATTTTAACGAGTCCCCAGCGTAAATAAATCTAGGATTATCTAGCCTTGATGCCATTATGACATTTCCCTCTCCTATGACATCACTATCTAAAATAGCCACCCCTGAAACCCATCCCCAGCCAATATTTTGTTTTGGGTCGTCTGGATCATATTCAGCTGCGGGCCAGTCTATTTGGAAACAGTTCTTGATAACGCCACTTCCAGCAGCATAATCTTCTTCTGTAAACTTCCAATTAACATTACCAGAATCAGCTGTATAGCCAAGATGATATCTAGAATATCGCGTGGCGGTTGTACCGTCCGAATAATACCGTGGAAGCTCTGGTAAATCAGCAGCAACTCGCAAAGGTCTATTTTCCAACTCGTTTGCCTCTGGATCGCCACTACAAAGAGCTATAGCTAGCGTGGTTGGCTTATTGAAAGTGCCACCCCTGAAAATATAATTCAATAACCCTGACTCAGCATAATCTGAAAGTGCTGCTTCTGCCATTTTGTTCTCCTAAAAAAGATCCTAGTATACATGTATGAAATATTATACACATTTTATGTGAGTCTATATAAAAAAAGAAAGCCACTCCAATTGGAATGGCTTCCCATTAGTATTAACTTTATTATCAGGTAAACTTAGAAGCTACCGAGGATAATTCTACGATTATCAAGAACGCCGAAGCCAAGTTCAGCAAATCCGTACCAACCAACTCTCTGCTGACGATGCAGAGTTGGGTCTTCGTGGATAGAAACCTGTTGCTTCATTGGCATAACGAAGCTATCGTTTGAGCCTTGATCAAGACCGATAACCAATTCGGTATCGCTACCCTGAACAGCACCGCCAAGACCAGTCTCGAAGAATGTTTGATATTCTTGACCTTCTCCAAGCTCATCAAGATCATGAAGGCTTACACCAAAGATATTGGTGATAGGAGCGCCGTCGCCACCTGCGTTGTAGATAGCAGTTCTGGTTGCGTCAGAAACCTGATCAAATCCCCAGTTACGTACATCTTCAAGCGCTTCAGGAGAAACGTAGAGGTCAGTCAAGCGTCCACGATTGCCGCTACCGGTGTTACCACCAGCATTACGACGCATAACAGTTTGCATCAAGCTGACAAGTCTCTTAGAGAACATACCAGCAGTTGCGTCACCGTCGTAAACCAAGATGTTGCGGTCAACACCAGCAGCAAGAAGGGTGTGCCATCCATCGTCATTCATTTTCTTGACGAAGCCAGCTTCCAAAACTTGCATAGCGCGAGCAGTGATGTCCCAACGAGCTTCGCGAGCATAACGAAGCAAGAAATCAATCGAGCTAGCGATTGAGTAAGTTGGGATCATGACGTAATCGCTCTCGACCGCACGCTCAGGAACGCGACCATGACCCGGATTGGTGTAAGCAACATGCTCACCCTCAAGTCCCGGAGCAAGAAGATCCAAAGGATATTCGGTGCTTCCACCCGGCTCTACATTAATCGTTTCAAAAATATTACCAAGAATATTACCGATTAAGACACCTTTGCGAAGAGGAAGTTCCAAAGCTTTGGCAAACTCTCTCTGCGCTGCGAGCGCGACTTCCATATCGGAGTCGCCACACTTGCGAAGCACTGAAATAAACTCTTCGCTAGGTCTTTCTGTATATGACATTATTTATTCTCCTTGTTAATTAATTAGGCACCGTGGTTAGGAAGATTGACATAAACTTTAGCGTAGCCGTCTGCGTCTTTTTGACTCATGAAACGACCAATAGCCAAGTTACCTGATCCTTCTGCGTCTGCGGCAGAAGTGCTGATATTACCAGCAACACTGTTCGATGCGTAAGCAACGTTGCCCGCAGCTGGTGTTCCATCAACATTGCTGGTAACAACCCATCCACGAGTCAAAACAGTGACCTTACCACCCTTTTGAACTTCATCTTTATATTGGTTAAGATGAGTTCTTGTGAGATCCTTATTAACAACGTCATTAAGAAGGATGCCAACTGGAACGTCGGTAACGGCAGCTGCTGCGTATTTAACCAAGTTAGCGCCTTGATCCATAGCAGCACCAGATGGATTGTTGTTAGCCGCATCTAAAACAACAACACCACCACGAGTAGCAGTCCCTTCGTTATAGAAGAAGCTGATATCTGTTGATTCTTCATATCTATCTGCTTTAAGAGCCATAGTTTAATCTCCTATTTTAATTATTTAGTTGAGAGTACGTTATTGGAAAGCCAGTCCGAAATGCTTGCTCTAGTTGACTCTACTTCGTCAACATCTGGAGTTGCATCTACAAGAGTTGCTTCAGAAGTTTCTACATCCTCAAGAAGTTCTGGAGTTACTTCAGCTTCAGCTTCTTCGTCAGCTTTAGCTTCTTTTTCCTTTTTCTTTTTTTCAATTGCTTCCTTCATTTCGGGAGGCATTGCTGCTTCAGCTTCATCTTCTTTCTTGTCTTTTTTTGCTTTCATTTTGTCATACATTTTTGCAACGATAACATCAAAAGCTTCGTCATTTACGGAATCAAAAGCGGCAAGAGTTTCCTCTGCTTCTTCTTGTTCAAAACCAGCTTCTACGAGAGCTGCCATTCTCTTTCTGCCCTTCTCTTTTTTCTTCATGTCTTCCATGTCTTTCATGGCGACAGAAAGTTCTTCTTGAGACTTAGTAAGAGCGTCTTCGAGTTCGGCAACGCGAGCCTGTGAACTTTTTATACTCTCTTCTAGTTCTGCAATGCTATTGTCTTTAGCTTCAATATCTGCTTGAAAAGACTCTACCTTGGAAGCAAATTCTTTATCTTTTGCTTCTTCGATTTGAGCTTTAATCGCGTCATTCTCGGATTTTGCAGTAGCAAGTTCAGCGCGAACTTCTTCCAGCTGCTTTTCCAGCAAGTTATCTGACATATTAAATTCTCCTATATTGAAATCAGAATTGTCATCTAAATTAAATGCTACACTTTTAAGAATTACACTTCTCGGATTAGCAGGTTTAGATACTAGACCCTTGCCAGAAAAAGAAATGTTTCTCAAAGCTCTACCTATTTTATATCCTTGATACTCTCCTGTTCCGCCGTAAGCTCTAAGATGTTTAGTTAAAAATGATGACTCCTCATCTCTAGCTAAAACTTTCTTAGCGCCGTCGTCGTTTGATAGAGCGTAATCAAATCCGGCAAATAGACATTCCATCGAAACGTACCACTTGCCCCCATCTATTTCAGAGATTATTTTCTCCATTCTTTCGCGATTTTCTTCGCCAGTCCAGCTATTGTAAAGGACAGCTTGAGTAATAATATCAAAATCTTCAGGCATTTCTGAATCATTAGATACTGCCTTTCCGTCTTTTGTTAAAACATAGCTACCAGTAATATGTCCGATGATATCATTTTCATCGTGCATAAAGTTGAACTGTTTATCTTCAGGTGTGTTCCTTGCTGCCCAAGTTGGTTCTGGCATAAATACATCATCGTTTTTATTCCAGCCACAAGAAACTAACACAGACTCTAAATAATAGAGATCTATTTGGTCTTTGTTTTCAGCGAAAGCCCTGTCGGTAATAGTTGCTGGAACTTTAAAAGCGTCAGCTTTAATAGCCTCAGAGCAATATGCAACACTAGCGGTACTCTTAACGAGTTCGCCAATACCGTCATTTATTTCGTTTTGATATATTTTTATATTCATGTATTACCTCTACATTTAGTATACACAAAAAAATTATTTTTTTTAAAAAACGTGATTTTAACTATCCAGAAAATACTCTATGTAGCAAGAGATCGCATGTTTTCTAAAATTTTCAATGTTCATATTTTCTAAATTTGTATTAGTTGAATTTAGCCTTTCTTGAAGTTTCTGTGGCATCTTCTTAGTAGATCCTATAATCTTTTGTATTGATTCCACGGTGACTTCAGACATTGGATTGAGATTAGATAAGACATGAAGCTTGATCTCTTCTAGGTCATTTGCTTGAGATTTATTTAAACCTCTAAGATTTTTCTTTCCGAGTACAGATAAATACGCCTCGTTTGTTATTTCTGATATTTTGTCAAATGATTTGTTTGCCCAGACAATAAATTCAGCAACTCCCGGTTTAGATTTAGGCGTCTCAGTTCTCTGTTTTCTTGGTCCTTCGTCTAGTTTGTTTGCGGGCCTACCGTTTGGATTAACAGGTTTTTGTTTTTCTTTTTTCTCAGCCATCTTTTCGTTGATCTGCCCCTGCTTTTCCATTTTTTCTATTTCAAACTGCTTATTTGGATTATGATATGGACTGGCCTTTTCTGGTAAATTCTCTTTTGATCTATCTTTATCTTCTCTTTTTAATCTCATCTTTTCTACAGATGGAACCTCTTTAAATCTTTCCAGAACAGTTTCGTGGGAGATAATGTCCCTGTCTGCTAGTTGTATTAACAGGTTTTTCTCAGAGGCTTCGTCAGATAGGCTCATTTGATCGTACATAATGTGTGGAGACTTTCTGAAACCCATAGCCTTTCTGACTATTTCACACTCTTTCTCCCAAAAAGACGTTAACTGATCTCTTCCGTATTGCAATCTCTCAACCAAGGTTTTCAAAGAAATGAAGTTGTTTGTGAATCCTCCACCGTTTCCAGCTATACCCGTTAAGGTTGGAGGAACGCCCAGTCCTGCATATATACTATTGAGAACAGAGTTATATTTCTCAGATCCTAAGAATTTATATACTTGACTATTAGATTCAGTGTAAGAAAGCTCTGGACCCCAAACTAACTCCATCGTACCTCCACCAACATTACTAGAAAGTATATCTCTTAGTTTATTAATGGCAGCCTTATTAGGTAATATTTTATGATCTAGATTACCGAGAGTCCAAAGTCTAATATTCGAGATAGCACCGTCTAGAGCGGATAAATCAGCAAGTCGCATCTTCTCTAGCATAATAACATCGTCAAGAATAGCATAAATTAAGGGGTTGGCCCAGTTAGACCAATCATCCTTTTTGTAGTAAAACATAGAGAGTCTTTCTGGATCAAGCTCAATTTTCTTATCTCCATTTTTAATTCTAGACTTTACCTCTGGAGGTAACGTGTCAAGTAGATGGGCTGGTATAGCGCCGTCTTTAAAGTTGTCTAAGAAGCTTGTTGGAGAAAGCTCAAACTTCCTAGTACCTAGAAATAAATTAATATTACTGTCTTTGATTTCAAGAGATATAGGGTTAAAGAAATTATATCTCCAAGGTATTAAGTTCTTTTCAAAATTAGGAACTTCTACAACAATATCCTGCCCCATAGACTTGATGTATTTCGTTACTTCGGGGGTCATGTTAGCATAACTACGATATACTGGGACTTGACCAGCTCTATATAGAAGATTTAAGAATCTTTCAGATCTTTCTTTACCATTTATCTTCTTGAACCATTGCTGGTAAAATTTTTCTACGCTCCTATTCTCGTGAACAATATTGATACCCTGACAGCCGAAATCGCCCATTAGGTCGATGACATTTCTAATTATACCAACTTTTTCATATGCGTCCATACACATCTTAATGGCGCGTTTTTGTCTGTAGGGTACTCTTTCTTCTGGTCTAAAGGCGTAATAGTCAGAGGTTCTAAAACCGGGACGAACACTTCTGTTAGGCTCAATGTCCTTAAAATCTCTGTAGTGGTTAGCCTTGCTAACACCGCCATAGCTTTCACCAGCTTCTGAAAATTGTTGAAATGCAGTAGCTCTACTTGAAGCGTCTGAATCATTCCAAGTTATGAGAGATTTATCTTTGTTCATTTTGGTCCTTTTGGGTAATCTGATTGCAATTACATTGGTATTGTATTATACACAGATTAGTAGATATCTTTCATATTATCCGAAAACCAATTTGGACCAGTATATAGATTTTCTGTTTTCTTTTGATTTGAATCCTTTGGCATTGTAGAAGCAAAACCGCCAAAAAACTCGTACTGTTCTTGTGTAGGCATCCTAGCTAAAACTCTAGCTGCCATATTAGCCATGATTAAAGATGAGTATCGGTCTTTTCTCATCTTGCTCTTTTTGCCAGCAGCCACAACCACTTCTGGTGTATCCCACCTGTCGCGACCATTAGCAGTCTGGGTCATTTGGATCATGGATAATTCATCTTTAAGTTCTTCAATATCCATAACACATTCTTCTAGGGTGTCATACATTCTACCCTTCATGCCATCTTCAACGTTAGATATACCAATAGTAATAGAATCAAACCTTGGAAACAAAAGAACCTTATCTTCTAGGTCTTTTCTAAGCCCATGATTTGCCTCTGCTAACCAGTCATATTTTGCAAATTGGCACATTTCTAATATGTGTAATCCGCGTTGATCATCAGTATCTTTAGGCTTATCGTCGTCAATGGTGGGCCATATTTCGACTTCTCCCGGCTGGAGCTTATCTTTGTCGTGAAGGGATTCCATAACTGCGATACCACCACCCTGAGCGTCCATAGCAATGTGAATACATGGAAATAATTTCATCAAGTCTCTAATTTTTCTAGCGCAATAGGAGTAAAAATCAGTCTCAGTAGAATAGCCCTTCTTGACCTTTTCTTTGTGTTCTGAACGTGTAGTAGTCCAGCAATGAACAATGCGTCTATGATCTTGATTTATTTCAAGAACAATTATACTAAAATTATCAACTTCGGAAGCGGGGTCAACCCCAAATATATATTTTTTATTGGAATCTCCAATAAGTTTGGCTTCAAAGATTATGTCTTCGCCTTTTGAGTCTTTTATTGGCTCTTGATCACTAACAACACAAGATTCTATCAAAGACCTCTTAAAGAAACCCTCTGAGTCACGAGTAAAAACTGCTCCGAACTCCATCTGGTAGATACCAGCATGAACAGTTGCTTTCGATCTAGCAACCTGAGCAGCATCCATAAAGCCATCTGGAAGAAGTTCGTAGGGTATTCTCATGATTGAATACTCTGTCCAGTCAAAGTTTTCTGGAACGTCATCTCCACCAAAGACTTCTCTAAGTTTTATACTGTCCCCTTGGCTTTTTATGATGGACTTCCATCTCTTCCAGTATGTCGCAAAATGATTAAAGTCATAATAAGCGGTTCCACTTAGAATAATTTGGTTGTCTTTGTTCTCTAGCTTTTGCTCATCTTTACCTCTTATCTCTACGCCAAGCTCTCTTGCCTTTTTTTCTGACGCTAAACGTTTTACATTCTCGATAGGGTCAGAAGACACAGCAGCAAAACCAGCAACAACAGTCTCGAAGATATCGCGAGGAATAGAAGCAAACTCGTCAGAGATAATGTCATTAGCACGCTGACCTCTAATCTTCTGTCCATCACCAAGCGGTAAACAAGTAACCCTACTATCGTTAATACGCATAACGCAGCGATCCACATCTCGTCTAGGGCCAGAATTGGCATCGCATATATCCCTTAGTATTGGTGAATTATTCCATATTGTCTCCATGTATTCAAAAAGAACTTTAGACTGTCTAAACGCAGCGCCGACAACCACCACCTTTCTGTTTGGCAGCAGAAGCGCCCTCAACATGGAATATAAAGAAAGCATAAACGATTTACCAAATCCACGACTCGCTATTAGCATTGGAAACTTTCTATTCCATAGTTCATGTAGAATAAGGGCTTGTGATGGTAGGATTTGTATATTAAATATGTGCTTTACCAGAAAAGAGAAATATTCAGGTCTAGTCATCAACCAAGATAGCTTTAAATGGTAGTCATCTTCTGCACTATTTAAAATTGACATTGGGTTAAACAGATCTTTATCGTCTACATCTAGCTTCAGCCACGCTTCATCTATTTGTTTTAGTTTTTTATTCATTTATATATCCCGTCTACGAATCCATAGTATACTGCTTCTTCAGCGCTCATATACCAGTCTCCGTCTTTCATTTTTCTTTTTATAAAGGATTTTGTCTTAGATAAGTTATATTCTCTTTCTTTAAAATAAGCTCCGTATCTATAGCATTTCTCGGCGTATATAGAAACCATAGTTTCTGCGTTTTTCTTGTCTACTATTGAATAATTTTGTGCGCTAAGATAGTCTCCGGTCAAGTCACTAGATCCATAGTGACACATGAATACCGAATTAGGGGTTAGTAGTCTCTTGTTTGCGGACTGGATTATGATAGAACCCATAGAGCATAGCTGTGAGTATCCTATCATCGTTGTTTTACATTTACAGTTATTGATGGCGTCATAAATACCCATACCAGCATACCAACAGCCACCTACTGTTTGTAGATAGATCGTTATAGGTTCTTTGCTTATATTTTTTAGAAAGTTTATATTTTTATAAAAGTTTTGCAACATTCGGTGTTCTACACCAGCGCTTTCTCCTGAGTCGTCAAATTCATTTATGTATATCTCCCTATTCTTTACATCAATTCCATATGAATGAATCTCAGATATAACATCTCTATTCATGGTCATGATTTTCGCCCTATGGTATATTTCTCGTTGATTCTTTTTAGTAAACTACTTGTTAAGTCAAACGCACCTCTTTCGCTACCAGCAAATATTACGTGGACATCGTTAAAGACAGCGAACTCCATTAGGCACCTGAGTATGTATTTTCCTGTTATCTTTACCTTGCCCTTCAGTTCTTTTGGTATGTTAGCGCCCTCTGGAAACTTCATAACATCTTCCATAGAAAACTCACAAACTATAAACTTGTGTTCGTAGTCTCTCATTCTTTCTACCTCATTGTAGAAAGCATATTTACCTTTACCTAGATTTAGGGCGATTTCCGAAACACTGGCTTTTCTTTCTATACAAACCTTATCCTCCATGCCTAATATAGAGTAATCGCCTGTGTCTAGCTTTCTTTGTACGGTACCTTGACAGGTGTTAAACTTCTTGAAAAAGTAACCCTGTTGTTCTCTTGTGTCTCTTACGACGGTATATCCGGGTGCGGTTTTATATTTAGCCATTTTTACTTCTCACGATATCTTGAAATAGTCCTTGATAATGTTGTTCATGACCCGTTACCTTCTGGTGACAGTATCTACATAGTGTTATTCCGTTATCAACGTCATATCTCAATGTGGAGGCGCTTGCCCATTTTTGTATGTGGTGTGCATTTAAACTCTTTGTACGTTTGCATCCCGGCATCTGGCATTTAAAGCCATCTCTTTTGTATACCTTTACTCTCCAGTCTTTATAAACAGGGTCGTCATAGTTTCTTCTCATGGTGTCTCGATTTTAATTATTCTTACATCATAAAATATATCTTTTATAAATTCTAAAGTTTCCACAGAATGGTCTGACCTTAGTATTTTACTCGCGAGTTTATGCATAGCTTTATAACACGCGTCGTCTGGATCATTCGCTTCTACAAAGATTATGGGCGATGCGCTATTATAGTCTTCTAGATCATATTTTTTTAATCTAGATATAACTAAGGTTAGAATCATATGTACTTTGTAAATTTTCATTGTATATCATGTTGTACCATCATTTTAACTAAGTCCTCGAATGAATGTTTAGGTGTCCATCCTAGTTTGTTATTAGCTTTACTGCAATCTCCTCGTAGATAGTCAACTTCTGCTGGTCTATAAAACTCTGGGTCTTGAACTACATAGTCAGACCAATCGTCAATACCAACCTCTTTAAATGCAACATCTAAAAATTCTCTAATAGTATATGTGCGTCCTGTGCATATTACATAATCATCGGGACAGTCTTGCTGTAGCATCATCCACATCGCTTCACAATAGTCTCCTGCGTATCCCCAATCTCTATATGCGTCAAGATTACCTAATCTAAGTTTTGGGAAGTCAGCACTTTTTCCACTTTTTACAAATTCTCCGATCCATTTTGTAATCTTTCTCGTTACAAATTTTTCTCCTCTTCGTGGTCCCTCATGATTAAATAGAATACCGGCACTAGCATGTAGACCATAACCCTCTCTATATAACCTAGTCATGTAGTGAGCGGCACATTTAGCAATAGCATATGGACTTTGAGGTAGGAATTTAGTTTCTTCGTTTTGGTATTTGCTTTCAGATGTCATGCCAACCTGTATGTCGTAGTTGCTACCAAACATCTCACTACTACTTGCTTGATAAAATCTTGTGTTCATCATCTTTAAATCTACGATGCTTTGTAAAATATTTAAACAGCCTTTACCTGTGATATCCCAAGTTAAACCCGGTTGATTAAATGAGACCGCAACATGGGATTGCGCGGCAAGGTTATAGACTTCATCTACTTGACCGTGATAACTTAAAGTATTTAAAACGCTAGATTGGTCCGTAATATCTCCTTCAAGTAATTTAAATCTATTGTTATCATGAAGGTGTGAAATACGTGTCGTGTTATCTGTACTGGTTCTTCTTGATACACCATAAACGATGTAGCCCTTCTCTAGCAATAGATCCGCCAAATGACTTCCGTCCTGTCCCGTAACGCCGTAGATTATAGCTGTCTTCATTTTAGTCCTTGATTGTATCTGAGTTTAAAAAGGGTTGATCAACTTGTCCGTCTGTATATTTATGAAATCCTGAGAGTCGTTCTCTTTCTTTACGCATTGCTAGTCTCATTTTTTCCATCTCAATACCATACTGCTGAGTTATATCTGGATTACTCATCAAGTATGCTATCCATCCGGTAAGACTTTGTTTGCTATCTTCTAATCTTTTGACTCTTTGTTCCCTAGTCGCCTTCATTTCTTTAAGCATAGAGTTTTTCTTTGTTTGCAATTCTCTGTAGTCTTTGTTGAGTGATTCCTGTGAAGCCTTCAGAGAGGCCACCTGACGCTCCATATTAAACACCACGTCTACATTCTGCTGGTCAGGGTCGCGCGCTCTCTCGTCGCGTATGAGGGTCTCTAGAGCTGAAATCTGTTGTATGTTATCTTTGTTCTGCTTTAAAGACCTATTCATTAATAATTCAAGTTTAATTAAATCAACAACTTGTAGTTCTTCTGTTGGTATAACATCGTCACGAAACTGCGAAATGATTCTAGCCCAATGGTATTTGAATAGCTTTAGTTCATCTTCTGTAAACTGCTGCTGAACTTCTAACCAGTAGGGTCTGTTCTCTAGGTCGAAAGCTGCAATTTCTTCTCGTGAGGCGCCCTTGCCATGCTTTTTCTTGATAAAATTTTCTACACTTTCTGGATCTCTATCTAATTGTTCAGCAATTCTCTCTGGAGACTCCGTAAGAACATGACTTTCTATGTATTGTATCTCCTGCTTGGAGAACCTACCCTTTTTCATATCCAGCCTCCTCAATAATCTCGATAATCTTATCTACAACGTCTTGCTTCTTGTTTTTTGGAAGGTATATATTATTAATAAGTTTAAGGTAGTCCATTCTCATAGAAGCCGGTAGAAATCTATCAATGAAAGAAACGTAATGATCTAAATCAATAGAATTTTCAAGCTCAAAGTCTTCTTCGTCGTCCACGAGGTATTCTTCGTATTCAAGCTGTGCTGGCTGTAAAACCTTAATCCTGCTATTGTTGGCGTCAGATATGAAGTAATTATCTCTAACAAAATTCTTTAGACGGTTAGATAAATTGACACTTAGGAAGTTTTCTAACGGGCGTATACCATCATATCTGTCAACTGCCTCCATGCATATAATATAAGATTCTTGTTTTATGTCATGTACGTCATAACCATAGAATGTATATCTAGGAGCAATTCTATTAATAACTATTTCCATAGTGTCGAGTATTTCTTGTTCTGTCATGTTGGCAGGTATTTTCATTCTTCACCCCACATTAATGCGCGCCATCGTTCTCCATTGTATCCCTCGAAGCATTGGTCTTTTTTGTTATACCTGATACTACCTTTAACGGGATTTCTATTATTAGAAATCAATATTGACCATAACTCATTTTGGTCTATAGATTGTATGACATCTTCATACATACCTAGTAAGGTATTATTTTGTAATTCTATTGGTGTTGGTTTGTACTTATCTGAACAACAGAGAGCGCTATTGGGTATTACGAATAGCGATTTCAGATCGTTGGGTATGAATGTAGATACAAGTAGGGTTTCCCCGTCTTGTAATTTAATTTTACTAAGCTGACCGCCTGTTCTATCAGGTGGTGCATTTCCATGAACGCAATATAGACTATCCAACCTTTGTATTGTTGTTTTTGATTTCGACTTCTTTACTAAAGCATATCCGTATTCTGAAAACCTGAAGGACTTAAAGTCCTTGGTAATACGAGCTAAATAAAAGAAGTGCGATCCGTTTTTGAGTGAATTAGCTAGATTTTCCGGGCCTGTTGGTATTTCTTTGTCTATTAATTCAAAGTTTACCGTCCCCTGAACAGGTACAGCCGCGCTTACAGCCGCCACTTGCGTCTGAAATAATTTCTTTTTCATCTAATAAATCCTTAATTGACTTGTCCTCTTGATCTAATTCCGAAGCAACCTGTCTGTCTAGACTAGCGGTAGCCTTGCATACCAGTTCTGATTCTACTTTTTTCATTTCTTTCTCCGAGTTTATAACCTTTCACTCTTATTATACACCAGCTACGGGGATTTGTCATAAATTTATATAAAAATATGATTAAAGCGCATAATTTAACTATAGTATAGTGGCAGAAATGCCGGGATTCTAAGAATTGATAGTTTTTTATAACGCAGTCACGTAAAAAATTTGTCCTGTCCGTGGCGCTTGGACGCGAAAGCAGATAAAAAATTTGATAAGATTGTTAGGAATTGGACTCAGGTGTTACCCGCTCCTGATACATTTGGCAGACGGTCGGTTTTAGTAATAAAAAATTAAGTAAGAATTTGCTTAGTTGTGAGTTGTTAGCTCTCACCCACAGGATCAAATCCAAGCAAGCGTCTGGTTGGTGGTTCTCTAATTAGTCTCTCATATCCTCCCACGCACCTCGGACTTGCTTGGTAGGATAAAAGCTAGGGGTTTATACAAACAGGTAAAGGTGATAAATGTTTTTTAGTCAGATGCGACAAGATGAAGCGGCAAACTATCTACTAAACAAGGATGGTGGATATTTTCTTGACATTGGGGCCGGTACCAACTGCGAGACCAACTGGAGACCACCCGGATACCATAGTGATACGCTATTTTTGGAGAAACAGAGGCAGTGGACGGGCATTTGCATAGACTTAGAGCAGTACTGGGTTGACTCCAGTAAGCTATTTCGCGATTGCCATCTGGTGCAGGCGGATTTAATTAAAGAAAATATTAATGATATACTTGAAAAATATAATTGCCCGAATATCATAGACTATGTGTCATTAGATGTGGATGCTGCTCAAAGTAAAGTTTTTAATGATTTCGACTTTGATAAATATAGATTTAGGTTTATGACAATTGAACATAACCTGTATATGTCAAAGAGCGATGATAGTCAGCTAGCCAAAGAGTGTCAGATATACAGAGATAAATTACATAGTTTAGGATATCTAATGCTTTGTAAGAATGTTATTTTTGATAATCATGGGGCTGTTGAAGATTGGTGGGTCGATGAAGAAACATTTAACCGGCATAGCGACTTGGTGGCGTCTGACATCAACTGTAAGGACATAAAAATATGATTAAATCACCATGCACGAAGCATTGTAGAGTCCATGAGGGGCATTGCACGGGCTGTTATAGGACAGTTCAAGAAATATCTAACTGGAGGAATATGAGTGAGCAAGAAAAAAGAGAAGTTTGTTTCAAGATATGTAATAGACGATCAAGTGTGCAAACATTGCGGGACGAAGGTGTTTCTGATGATGAGCAAAACTAAATTCAAATGTGTTCTATGTAGATCGGTTAGGACCGAGAAGCGTCAATAGGGGTGGATTGGGTAATACATATACATAATTTATGGTTATTGTGTTTAAACCACCCCCCTCTTTCGGGGGGGAGGGGCGCGTTAACCGTTTGAAGATAAAACTCCCACCGATGTCAATAGCAAAAATGCAGAAAAAAGCAAAAAAAATATTTCCGAAATAATCCTAGAATAACTGCACACACCTATTGACAAATTCCGATAAGTATGTATAATGGGAGACATACAAGAGACAACAACAATCAAACAAGTAATAAAAAACTTTCAGAATTACTAAAGATTGCTCTTGACAAATCCGATAACTATAGTATAATTAAGACATAACAAGTAAACAACACTAAAGGAAAACAACATGACTTTCACTAACGAAAACGAACTATTCAACGCAGTAGACAACGACGAAAACGTGATCGGTGCAAACTACACCGGCGAAGTAGAATACGGCGTTGTACTCGACGAAAACGGTTGGGGATTCACAGTAGAAAACGGAATCATCACCGGCTACGCTCAAAAATAATTCGGGAATAATTCAGGAATCAGTCAAGATTCCGTTTGACATAGACGATACTATACTATAGAATTAAGACATACAACAAACAACACTTACTAAGGTAAACAACATGACTAAGCATCAAATCATCTTCAAAGCTCGCATGGCAGGCGTTTCACAACATCTTCTTCACATTGCTATCTGGGCAGATGAGTTAATCATCAACGGTAACAAAGTTACCTGCCTATACAATAACCCCAACGAATGTGACGTTTCTTTTGAGATTCCTACCAAGTAGTGACCTAACGTGTCACACCTATAGACGATAATAATAACATAACAAACAACAACACTTTTAAGGTTTTAAGAATGAATAACAACAACAACAACACCAACAACGTAGACGCACAAGCAATCCGCGAAATGATGGAGCGTTGTGATAAGCAGCAAGTGATTGAGATTCTCATTGCTACACTAGAGAATGAGGCACGATTGAGAAGTGAGCTTGATAGTCTCACTGGCACTCTTCGGTAGTCTTACCCTATCCAATCCCCTATAGCACACACACACAAGGTAACACAATGAACAACGAAACAACATTGGAAGAATGGACAATCAACCACGGCGAATGGGAAGAACCAACCCTAGAGTATACGCAAGAATGGACGGGATGGATAGAACTACGTGATCCCGCTTGGCTGGAAAAAATCGTAGATAATCGCGGCGAAGAAATCTAATCACAACAACACACACACACACACAAAAAAAAAGGTTTTAATATGTTTATTTGTTCAGTATGTGAACACAGATATAATGATCGTAACAACAACATCATCGTACCAACGTGCGACCTATGCGCGGAAGTAATGCTCGAAGATCAATACGATGACTATGACCACGTAAGCGAAGAAGCAATGGCAGACGCGCTACACTGGGAGCGCGCGGAGGTACGCGATTGGACACACAACCACGGCGAATGGAATAGCTAATTTCACAATCGACGTAAACCCTTACCACATAAGGACTTAGGGCAGGCGGGGCAGGCCGGATCGACGTAAACCCTTACTATATAACGACTTACGACGATTAAAATTATTTCCTACAAAATTCCAGAATTAGGCTATAGACCTATTGACTTTTCTGCCGATATATGTATAATAGAGGCACAACAGTAAACAACACCTATAAGGAATTAAAAATGAAAATTGTAGATACAAACAAAACCGGCGACTATCTTCTGGTTCAACCAAAAAAATTCAACCCGTCTTTACGAATCACAACCAAAGCGGGATCAATCCTATGCGAAGGCAAACGAGACTACGTTCTTGCAAAATGGAAAACTTTTAAGAATACCTAAAAAAGTGACCTAACTTGTCACAGGGGTATGGTATAATACAGCATAACAAAAAACAAACTTCATAACACTTTTAAGGAATTTCAACTATGAAATATGGACTAATGAATAAAAAAACTGGTAAGGTTGTCAAAACTTGGTTTTCAATGCGTGAATTTTGGATTGAATACCCAAACGATCTACCAAAAGAAATAAAAAAAGAATTTAAGATTATCGCCCGTTTTTGACCTAACGTGTCACACCCCTATACGATAATACTTATATGACAAACAACAACACCACAAAGGTAAACACTATGAAAAGTTATGACATCACCTATATCGACCCTTGGACTAACCGCGAAGTACGCCACCTAGATGTACCACAATGCCAACTGAAAGATATTGACGGTGAGACTTGGTTCACCGGCTACAATAAGCCCATCGAAGTTATCACCGCGACTCTAGTATCTATCGAGCGCGATGAAGCAAAACACGCCTACTTCAACACCTACGGAACCGCATCGGAGTAATCATTATGGAAACTGAACAACTAGAATCAATCAATCTAATGACCTACAAACAATTAAAAAACACTCTTTACACTTTACGCAATAGATTAGCAGAAGCACAAAAAGCACCTGACGAATATGCTCAATGCTATATCAACGAACTAAAGCAAGCAATCATCAGCCTTGAAGCAGTAAAAAAATATTTCTAGGAAAATTTATGAAAAATCTATTGACAATAATTTATGAAGAATTGGGATTATTTATGTTATTATTCTCAATTATGATGGTGCCGTTTTTAGTTATAACCGGCGCATGTACCCTAGCCTATGCAGCTTTACATTGGTGGCCGTGGTGATAATTTTATTCTTATTTGTGCTAATTTGCCTAATGTACCCAGACTTCGCGCGCG